CTAGGACTTTCAGCAACGGTATCCCGAAAAGATGGACTATCCAAAGTTTTCAAATGGTTCTTAGGGGATATTGTGTATAAAGCTAAAGCAAAACAAAGCGATGATGTTAATGTTCTAATAAAATATTTCTATGAATCAGATCCAGAATATAGTCACATTCCATTGATGTATAATGGTAAACCGAACATATCAAAATTAATCAATCAAGTGTGTTCTTATGGACCACGAACTCAAATGCTAGTTGACGAGTTGGAAAAAGTCTTAGATAAAGAGCCTGATAGAGAAGTAATTATTCTAAGTGATAGGAGAAACCATTTACAAGAAATAGAATCCTGCTTGAATAGTAAGGGCTTCAAGAATATTGGATATTATGTTGGTGGAATGAAACAATCTGATTTGAAAGAAAGTGAAAAGCAAAATATTCTACTCGGGACATACAATATGGTGAGCGAAGGCTTTGATTTACCAAAATTGAATACTCTTGTTCTGGCATCTCCTAAAAGTGATGTCGAACAATCTGTAGGAAGAATTCAAAGGCAATTAAAAGAAGATAGAAAATACACCCCGCTCATTATAGACATTGTTGACCAATTTTCGTTGTTCAATAATCAAGGGATAAAAAGGAAAACATTCTATAAGAAAAAAGGTTATACTATTGATGAAATAGATAAACTTGAAAATAAAGTTGTATTACCCCGTATGGCGTTTTTAGAATAAAAAAATATATTCGAGAATATTAAATAGTTATCATGTTCGCAGTTGTTCTAAAAAACACAATTTTAATTTTATTTATTGTTTGTATCGGATACTTTTTGGTAGATAATCACTTAAATGAATTAGAGAATGAATCTAAGAGTAATAACAAGGGTGCTTCCGTAAAAAAAACAGTTCCTAAAAAAGCCGAGCCAGAATCTAAATCAAAATCTATTTTGAAGGATATAATTGCAAGTGTTCAAAAAGAAAGCAAACCTAATGTAAAAACAATTGATGTTAATGTTGAAAAAGATACTACCGACATAATGGATCTTTCTCTTGATCAACATGTTGAAGAATCAACAACAAATCCTATGAAATTGAAAGTGGATGAGGGTATGAAAGAAATTTACAATTATGTATTCAACGACAAAAAAGCGAACGAAGAATTAAGTTCCATCTACGATGCTACAAAAGTTTCTAATGTGCATAAAGATGAGTCTATATTATGTGAAAGTAAAGAAGACATTAAAATCAAAAATATGTGCAGCGATCCCATAGGCGATCATCATAGTAAAATTTCGTATGAACATATAGAATCTTCCTCATTACCTAAACAATCGATGTATGATTTCGTGGATAAAAACATTTAAAAAATGATAATATATGTGAATATATAGTTAGTATTTGAACATGCAAACTGGCACTATTTCATTTTGTGATAAGCAGTCTTTGAATATCAAATCCAATGATACAAAGAAGTATTTTAATGATAAGTTATTGAATTATAACGTGAAAATTCTACAAAAACACTTTGAAAGATTTGGAAATGAGACATTCAATAAACTAAAGAGGAATCCCTATATTGCATCATTAAAATCTAATGGCAATCCCTACTTACTTTTTCTAACAAGATTTCATAACACAGATATTTGTATTATGATTGATAAAAAAATTCAACAAGGATATTTTCTCCCACGAATGATAATCGATAGATTATGTTTCGATAAAACTCTATTTGCCGACACGTTATTCGAAGGTGAAATGATTAAATCCAATGAACAATGGATATTCATGATTAATGATGTACTTACAGTCGAAGGAGTAAATCAAGATAATGTTAATTTCATAAAAAGATACAATAAAATACATGAAATCATAAATAGTAAATATCATCCATTACCTCAACAAAAATTCAACATTCAGATTAAGAAATACTTCAAATTGAATGATATTGATCAATTAATCGACTTTAAAGATAAATTGAACTATACTACACGTGGTATCATATTTAAACCAATGTTTCTTAAATTCAGGGATATTCTATTCAATTTTGATGATTCATTGATTGATAACAAGAGGAAAGTTAAATATTCAGAGAATAACAAGTTCATTGAAAATATAAGTCACAACCACAACACTAATACTATTAACACCATGAACAATACTATCATCAAAGAGTCTAAATCAGACGATACAACAACAAATACAAGAGTCATCACAAACAGAATTCTGGAAATTGAAAAGACAGAGAAGCCCGATGTGTTCAATTTGTACGATGATAACAAAAAACATATTGGAATAGCATGTATTCCAACCCTTAAAACAAGTAAGCTTTTACGCAACGCTTTTAAAACAACGAATCTTACAGAAAAAATCAAATTTGAATGTGAATATACTGATAAATTTTCAAATAAATGGATACCTATTACTATGTGCTAGAATTCTTAGGGGGTTATCTATCGAGATTAGGTTCAAATGGTATATGTTGCAACAGTGATGGTACAATTTTAGCTATAAAATCACAAACTTCTTAATTAGTTTTCGTCTTGTACATCAAGTCCAACGTATTTTTGTCGAGTAATTAAATCTTTATCAAATTGACTGAGATCATCATAATCCGTTTTCTGTAAGCCCCACTTTCGAATATATACCGTGCTCCTGTATCACAAACAGTGGCGAAGATGTGGGTAATTGGTTTTCTAATATATTTTCCATCTTTATACACTATACCATAGCTGCCTTTTTGTCCTTCTGGAACATATATACATCTATTTGCTTCTATACGAAATAAATCCCGTGATACAGCTTCTGAAACATCTGGAAAATATCTTCTATTTTCGATATACATATGATGAATTTGTTCATTCGTGATGTGTTCTGTGCTCAATTTATCATAATCATTGTACTTTATATCTGGGTTAAAGTAATTGTTCCATGTATTATTTGTTGTATTATATATTGTCGTTGGTCTTGCTCTTGCTTCTTCTAATTGTTTTTTATTTTCTTCCAACTCTTCTTCAAGTTCTTTGATTCTTTGTTGTTCTTCTGTAAGTGCAAGTTCGCATTTCACATTCTTCATGTTATGAACACCTTTACATGTTTTTTGATGTCTCTCTAAACTTCTTTTAGAGGATAATGTTTTATTGCAATATTTACAATTATTTGAAATTGTTTTATCATTAGTGTTCACAATTTGACCACTAGGTCTCACATTTTGACCACTAGGGTTCACATTATGCCCATTTTGGACCACATTTTGACCACTAGGGTTCACATAATGCCCATTTTGGACCACATTTTGACAAATGCTCTCATTACTCAGTCTCTTTAGCCTCTTATCGCACGCATTTGGACTGCGTTGATGCAGTTCTAAATTATATTTTCTATTTGATAGATATCCGCATGTCTCGCAGACAAATGATCCATTACTAACCATTTTTATTACTTAATATATACAATATAATTTTTAAATCTATTAAACTAATTTACTAGAATACTAAAATATTAATAATTAGTTAGTAATATATATATATATCATAAAAATAAAAAAGACAAAAAGTAAAAAAAATTTGAAAAAAAAATGTTTTTTTTGAAAAAGTTTTTGAAACGACATTATTTTTTCCCCTTATTTCCAAATTTATAAGTCTATGTTTGAATGTTAAATTAACTTTTAAATTTAAATTAAAAGCTAAAATCCTCTTATTGTCTCTTCAATGAGATTAACCAACAAATCCTCATCACATGCTCTACCGTAATTAACATTAAAGAAAATTTCTTTTATAATGTTCCCGTCGTAGTCTTCGGAAATTTGAAAGTTCAAATATAAGAGATTGTTAATCTTCAATGTATGACGGTAGCATGATATCATATCATATATATTTTGATTAGATGGGAACATATATGTAGCTTTTTGTTTTTTTTTCATCCTTAGATTGATGAAATCTAAGTTATTCATTGTTATTTGCTGAGAATCTTGAATAGTAAAATCATAGACATTTTCGTTGTTATCTTCAGCAATATATTCCATTTTTGAATTGTATGTTTTCACACTTGATTTTTTGAAGTTCTTGTAGCGTAGTTTTTTAACATTTTCAAATATTCTGTTGAATTTACTATCAGATAAGGCAGTATCAATACATCCTTGTTGTTTCTTGTTAATTACATATAGTTCAACATAATTCACCTTATCATCGAAAAGTTTTTTATTCATTATGTTCTATTAACTCTTCTATGTAATATTTAAATCAAATTTTTATCTTTAAAAAATGATTTATACACATATCAACAATCATATATTAAGCTATTTATATTTCACTATGACTGAAGAGTATAATGAATACAGAGTTAAAGCACAAAATAAAATCAAAGAATTCATTGATATTGATGATGAGCATATAGAAGACTTAGAGATAGGAATATACAATTGGTGTATCGACTATTCAAACATTAACAATATGTTTCCAGGTTGGAAGAATGATGTATTTCTAAAGATGTATAACAACAAATTAATATCGGTATTATCGAATTTAGACCCTAATTCTTATCTTCAAAATACACATCTACTTAATCGATTGCAAAATGGAGAATTTAAGCCTCATGACATACCATTTATGGAACCTTATGAGTTAAATCCTGATAAATGGATTTCAATTCTCAAAAAGAAAAGACAAAAAGAACAAAGTTTACTCAATTCAGATATGGAAGCCAAAACGGATCTCTTCAAATGTGGAAAATGCAAACAAAGGAAATGTTCATATTATGAAATGCAGATTAGGTCTGCAGATGAATCCGCTACGATATTCATTACATGTCTTAATCCAGCTTGTAAAAATAAATGGCGCATTGGTTAAAGCTTAAAAACCATTAAAAATATCTTTTAATAAAACCGAAGGGATTTTGTATCGTTCTTCTATTTTTTTTATTGGTTCTTGTGTTGTATGACCTTCCATACGTGGTCCACTTTGAACCGTATATTCATGAAAGCCATGTTTCTTTTTGAATGCACACATATGTTGTCCTTCACATTTTCTTGGTTCAAAACTCGAATTTGTCCATATATCTGTATTTTTTCGGTAAGAATACCCATACTTACAATATGATATGGTCTTTCTATCGCTTCTATTTTTCATTGGTATCATATGCCGTAAATGTCCAACTGGATTCTCAATGGCATAAAAATCTGGTTTGAAATAATTTATTATTTTTAATGCTCTCCTCACCAGTTTCAACGCACCAACAAAATCCCTTTTTCCAACAGTTTTAGCATAACTAAATTCAGTACAAGGCGGACTTGCCCAAATTACATCAAAGTATCCTGGAGGATATTTCTTATAGTCCCATTTTAAAATATCACATTGATACGTAGCTGGAAACATTATATCAACACTCGTTACTTCATATCCTAGCTTTTTTGCAACTTTCCCTACACTACCCGAACCACTAAATAATTCCAATAGTTTTTTCTTATTACTACTATTAACCATTGTTATAATGCTATTAATATTACCATATATATTATTTGTTTTGATATTTTTGAATTACATGGTGTGTATGATTTAAAATTAAAATTATAAAAAGTTTTAATAGAAAAGATTCATGTCAATAATTGTTGGTTCTAGTAAAAGAAATATAAAAAATAATTCATTGTCGTGTGTTTCAAAGCAAAAAATTATTGATGATTTAGGAAATAAAATTAGATCACTTGGCATGGATGTCATCAAAACTCAGCACAATGTGGATGAAGTATTATGGTTAAGAGATATATTTGTTATAATAGATGATACATGTATAATATGCAATTTAACAAACAATGATTCTATTGGTAAAGATAGAAGAGCCGAATATCTTTCAATAGATAGTTATTTGTTTTCTAAGTATACCATAGTAAATTTACCCAGTGATGTAAAACTAGAAGGGGGTGATATCGTTCAAAATAAAGATGATATATTCATTGGCATAGGTGAAAGAACGAATGAAGAGGCAGTCGATTATTTACAATACTTATTTCCAATGAAAAACATTATTCCAATAATACATTCAGATATGCATCTTGATTGTGTATTATCAATTGTATCTCCAAACACGATTCTATTTTCAGGAAAAAAAACATGTATAGAACATAACGAATACATAAAGAAATATACTTTACATGATATTGATGATGAAACAGATGGTATTTTGGTAACGAATTTTCTTATAATAGGGAATAATGTGATTCATAGTAAAAGAAAAGAAAACAAAAAAGTCATAGATATACTAAGAGGTATGGGATATACTATTCATTATGTTGATATAAAAGATCTATGGAAAGAAGGGGGAGGTATACGTTGTATGACACAATGGGTGCGGAAAGCAAAGCAAGATATATATTAACAAATCTCATCAATTAATATTATCTAATTCCCTCATTATTTTTGTTAAAAGTATTATGCTTGTCCTAACACGTAATGTAATTTCATCATCACTAAATTCAACTAATATTGAAGATAGTTTATTTAACAGATTAACTCTTTGTGTATGTATAATTTTTTCAGTATGACTATTATCATGTCCTAAAACAGAAGTATTTACAAGTTCTTTGTATCTTTTTGAATGAGTTTTTTTTGTGTTGTTCAATAAATTTAAACCATGTTCTAGTAATTCCATGTTTGACATTTGATCGAGTATAGAAACTTGCAATTGAGTTAAATCTCTAATGTATGATTTTAATTCTTGTCTGAATATATTCTGAATAACATTTATATTTGAATATGGATTCCATGTAATATTCATTCTTATTCTTCATATGAAGATAATATTATCTTTTCATTTTTTGATGATTATTATCTGTAATTATACCATACGGTTTAAATTTCATAATATGTTCATGTTGTATATCTGTTTTGTGTGTATAAACAAAAACCTTAATGTTATTTAGCCTACAGTGCATCATTAATATAGTATTCAAACATGTCCAATGAACAACAAGACATTGTAATCCTTTTGTAATGGTTTCATACTCATGCAATGTAAATATAGCTTCGAATGTAGAGCCTCTATTGAATTTATTACTCATCGAATGTAATAACTGACGATTAAATGTGCAAAAAAATACATTTGAAGTGTCAATATTCTTATAAAATGATTCTAATTGAATTATGAGTTCACTGTTGATTCCTTTCATATCAACAATCAATAGTTGGTTTTGAATTTCTGGCAATTCTATATACAAATGTTCTAAAGAAATAATACCATAATTCTGATTCAACTCTTTATATGTTAAGTCCTTTACAAATAGATCATCTATATATATGTCGTGAAATAGAACTATTTCACCAGTTTTGCATATTTTGTTTTCATTAGTCTTATTTTGAAAAGAATGTCCTCTGTGGGCAATATACAACATTACATAGAAAAAATATAATAATTAAAACATTATGATTCATTTTTAATTAACGCATTAGTTTAGAATGACCATATCTCTTAGTTTCCAGTATTCTTTAGTGTTATTAATGTTTCTACAAATCATAAAAGGCAATACGTGATTTTTTAATTCTAATTCAACAATATCTCTTAATGAGGTACAATTTTCTAATTCTGATTCATTCAATAGCGGAGGTGCTCCAAAAGCCAACTGTTCAAGTCTCAATCCAAAGACGTTCGTTTTTTCATAAATAGTCATTATGTTTCTTGATTTATTCTTACTTGGGTCATAATTGGAATGGACATCGGTAAATGATTCAAAATTGATTACACTACTCATTATTTAATATTATATACAATATTTTTATTGATTAAATCATTTTTTTAATCAATTTTCCAGTAATGTTTACAATGTACACAATAATAGATATACTTAACACCAGTATTATCATAACGAATCAGAATGACATCATTATCTTCATCAGTTTTCTTAGTGCATTCTTTATTAATGCATTTAATATTGTGAACATGTGGTAATGTTATATCGAAATCGATATCTTTTTTTATCCACTTATCAATACTATCGTCGGATTTAAAAGAGATTTTAGATATGAGCTTGGGTTCATTCATATTAAACTCTTCTTTGTTTCCACAAAATTTACAAAAATAGTGAACATCTTTTGTAGATTCTTCATCTTCTGAAGACGATACATGTTTTATGTATAACATATTTTCACAAAATTTACAAAACTCCATGTTTACAGTGTGCTTTAATTTATATTCGTATAAAAAATCATTTTTTAAGTCTTTTTTTATAGAAACATGGATAAGATCGATGCATACATTATTCACGATTCTTCTTTAAAAAAACGAATAGAGAATGTTCGATTGTTGAAAGATTATTTATCTAGACTGACATTGATTAACGAAGTGCATATTGTTTCAAAGTTTGATAATGCAGAACTAAATGCACAAATGATAAAGAATTTAATAAGAAAACAGAAACCCGAAAACCCAGATGAAATAGATAAAGATTTTGAGAAGTTCCATAATACATTGAGTATGAACAATATATCAAATTACTTGAAACATTTCTCTGCTTTAGAATCCATATCTAAATCTGGAGTATCTGGTATTATACTAGAAGATGATGTTGTTATAGCGGAATCGTTTGAATCAAAACTGGATTCCATCATTCATAGTCCACAACAAATGGTCATGTTCGGACAACCTTTTACAAAAGAACCTAGTCAGGAGTTTGAGAAAATTAGTAATTATAAGAATAAAGTATTACTTCCATCTTGTGAATCTTATTTTGTAACATCACAAATCGCTTCAAATATTATGAAACACATGCTACCATTAGCGTATCAAACAAATATTGGTTTATCAATAGCTATAAACAAAACAAACACTGAAGTATATAAATTATACCCTAATATTTGCATAGATGGATCTAAAATTGGTAAATATACAAGTGGAATAAATAACAATAATATCCTTATGTACAATTCGAAATACAACGAACTTTATAAAATCATTCAAAATGATAAGGTAGATTTAGATGCATTCATAAAATTGTATGAAACAGCCGAATTCAATGAGTCCCCCGATATGTTATATCTAAAAGGACTTTGCTTACTAAAATCTAATAAAATTGTAGAGGCAAAAGAAGTGTTTGATATTGTATATTCAAAATTTTGTGATGATGGTTGTAAATTAGATAAAACTTCATCATTCATGAACAATTATATAAGTTTTTTTCGTGTAATGCAACAATAAAAAATGAATTAAAAATATAAAATATGGATATATATATAAAATGATTATTCCAGTTCGATGTTTCACATGTGGTAAAGTGTTGGGTGATAAGTGGAATTACTATCAAAAAAAATGTGAAGAAAAAAAAACTGAAATGAAAGAAAAATCAGACAAAGAAAAGACTGATCAAGATAATGAAACTGATATGAATGATCTGGCATTTCATGAAAAATGGGGATATGGAACTATATTAGATGATCTTGGATTGAAGAGATTGTGTTGCCGTAGACACATGCTTGGTCATGTAGAATTAATAAATATTATCTAATATAATTAATAGATCTATTATGTCTAACCCTATACGTTTCAATCAAGATTTTAAAACAAAGCAACAGTTCAATAATATGAAAGCAAATTCAAAGCTATTACAAGAAAAAGATGAACTCTATGATTATTTGAATAAGGATAAAAAGAAGAACTTAAAAAAACTATCGAAATTGCTTGTTGATGATGAAAAGCAGCTCGATTTCATAAACACACCATTGCATAAAATATTGTTGAAAACAATACATACAGTTGAAAGTTTTTCTAATAAGATCATTAAAAAAGATTTCAGATTCGCGATGAACTACGAAGAAAAGATTTACATTGGAATAGCGTGTTTAATAATATCTATGTTGTTAATGCTATTTACATTTTAAAATAAATATGTTATTTTTTATTAATTATGTTAAAGTCATTAGGTTTAATACTGATTGGTTTAATATTGTTTATCATTCATAAGCACATACTACAATCCAATAAAGAGTCATTTGTAGTTTCAAGTGTTATTGACGCGAATATCAAAATTAAGAACATTATAAAAAGAATGGATTATATAAAAAAATATAACAATGCAGTATTTGAAAACCTCAAATCTGTAGTCAATAATTTATTGACCCTATATTACAAATACATTAACGACGAATTTATCAAAATCGATGACATAACGTTTTATAAGCAACAATTGGATAGTATATATGAAGAGTTGTCCTTGAACTTGCCTCACAAATATCACAAACGATTGAAACATGATATAAGGAGTCTCAATAAAGAGTTAAATAAAAAAATGGAACTATTGAAAATAAAATCGTTCAAAAATCCCATAAAAATATCCCTGATGAATTATAATTATACATGATCCTCAATTCTGAAACCTTAATTAATAATTTCATCATAAAATATGTGAACTCTCCGACTGATATGGTATCTAAACAATTTTTGAGAAAACGTAAATATTTGTTACAAATCAATGAAGAATGTGACTTCTTAAGTGATAAGAATTATGCTATTATTCTTTCTAATTTAACAATGAATGAACAGAAAATGTTCATAAGATTTTTTCAGATCTACTTATTTAGAGTATATGATGTTAAGAAAAGGTTTTATGATGAAAATATAGACTGGAATGAATTGAAGGAATTTGTAGAGAGTAATAAAATATACACTAATTTATTTTTATCATGCTTTCATTATTTTTTTTAAAAAATAAGTTCTGTTTAATTAATAATAATGAACAATTGGGACATAATAAAATCCTATTTCGAATCAAATACTAATTATTTATCAAAACATCAAATAGAGTCTTTTGATATTTTTCTTAACGATACAATCCCATATACTGTGAAAACATTGAATCCTTTCGTATTGATTTTTAAACATCCACAACAACCTACTAAAGAATTATATGAAGTTCAAGTTTTTATTGGTAATGAAGATGGTAATGATGTTAGAGTCGAAAAGCCCACTTATAATGATAATGATCCATTGTTACCAAATATTGCTAGGCTTCAAAGTATGACATATAATGCTAACATTTTTGTTGATGTTACAATCAAATTTAAAGATCTCATACAAGAAAATGAAGAAATTGTAAAACATAAAAACATAAGAATTGGTTCAATTCCTCTTATGTTACACAGTAGTGGATGTTACTTAAAAAATAAAAAGACAGATGAAATCACTAAGTTGGGTGAATGTCCTTATGACCAAGGGGGGTATTTTATTATTGATGGAAAAGAAAAAGTAATCATTTCTCAAGAGAGAATTGCACCAAATAAGTTATTTTTATCAGTTCCTACTGCTGATAACATAGATTATAGCTTAAAGGGTGAATGTAGATGTGTATCAGATGAAAATAAATTGTTTGCTAAAGTTTTATACTTATATATGATGAAAAAACCCAGAGATGAACCCGATACTCCTGATGGCGATAGTCAATACATTACTGTTGACATAATGAGTATAAGACAAAAAAACTTACCCGTGTTCCTTATTTTCCGTGCATTAGGTATAGAAAGTGATAAAGAAATTATTAATCACATTTTAAATGATGATGAACAGAAGAACCCCGATATGGTTGAAATGGTTAGAAAACTTGTAATCGATTGTAAAAGAACAGATGATACACATGTATTTACACAAAAACAAGCTATTTCATATTTGAAAACATTCACCACATTCGACGATGAAGATTACGTAAAGTATGTTTTACTTGAAGACTTCTTACCTAATATGGATACATTTCAATCAAAAGCCATATTTTTTGGCTATCTTATCAATCAGATGATAAAAGCTAAACTGGGGGTGCTTCAAATTAATAGTAGAGATAATTACATGAATAAACGTGTAGATGTTTCGGGAGTTTTACTCACAAATGTTTTCAGGGATTTTTACAACAAGTTTAGAAACAACGTGATAAGAACTATTGATAGAAATTACTCTATTGCAGATAGCACATTTGCAAGAAATTTCACCACTTTATACAAAAACCTCATTTTACCTGGTGATTTATATAGAGTTTTCTCTGCCAATTTTATCGATGAAGGAATGTATAAAACCTTCAAAGGAAATTGGGGTATGTTGGATGATCCCGAAAAAGCAGGTATAGTTCAAGATTTAAATCGATTGTCCTATCTTGGATATGTGTCACACGTAAGAAGAGTAAATACTCCCATAGACAGATCAATTAAACTCACTGCCCCACACCGTTTGGGTTCAGAGCAATTTGGTTACATGTGTCCTTTTGAATCACCAGATGGTGGTAATATAGGTTTGTTAAAACACATGTCGGTTTCTTGTGAAATTACAAGTGAACAAAAAACAGAGGGTTTATTGGATATACTTGATGAAAATGACTTCATTAAAATTGATAAATTGAATGTGTATGAAATTACATCAAATACTAAGGTGTTCTTGAATAACAATATCATCGGTATTCATCGCGATCCCGTCAAATTATATGATGCATTATTACAAGCTAGAAGAAATCATCAATTAAATTATCAAATAACTTGTTTATATGATGTTCATCTTGATGAATTTAGAATATGTTCTGATTCAGGACGCTGCATTAGACCTTTATATATAGCATCGGAAGTAGATAAACTCAATAGTATTGATAAAATCAAAGATTGGTACGATAAAAGCTTCTTAGGAAAATATGTTGACTATATCGAATGTAATGAGCAAAATTATCAGTTCATATCTATGAACAAAGATGAACTAACTGAAAAACATACACATTGTGAAATTCATCCATCATTAACACTAAGTCATTATACAAATACTATACCTTTCGTTAATCATAATCAAGCCCCTCGTATTGTATTCTCTGGTCAACAAGGAAAACAAGCTATCGGTGTATATGCTACCAATTATAACAGTAGAATTGATACCGCAAGTTATGTCTTACATTATCCCCAAAAAAATCTTGTTTCAACCAAATTATCCAAGTATGTATTTAAAGACCAATTACCAAATGGTGAAAATTTAATAGTAGCCATAGCAACATATACTGGTTATAATCAAGAGGATTCAATTATGATAAATAAAGATTCAATCAACAGAGGTTTATTCAATGTATCCTACTTTAAAGCAATTCTTGATAAAGAACACATATCTGATGACAGCCGATATCGTGTAATATTCGCAAATCCAGAAGAAATGCAAAAGGAAGGTAAAGATATTAAAACCAAATTCAACAGCTATGATAATATAGATGATCACGGTGTTCCAAAGAAAAATACTTATATGGAAGAAGGAGATGCCATGATTGGTAAAGTAGAACAAATTGATCAAGTTGTAGAAGATAATAGTAAAATATTCAATGAGAACATAGTTTCGACAAAATATAGCGATAAAACTGTCCAGACAAAGAAGACAAATTATGGTAAAATAGATGTATCATATGTTTACAAAAAAGGTGGTGAAAACAACATGAAACTACGCATGAGAAAAATGCGCGAACCTGTATTAGGTGATAAATTAGCTAGTATGCACGGTCAAAAAGGGGTTGTGGGAATGATATTACCACAAGTTGAAATGCCTTTTACAAAAGATGGACTAGTTCCAGATATAATTATCAATCCACATGCCATCCCATCACGTATGACAATAGGTCATTTAATAGAATGTATTGTAAATAGAACAGCTTGTAATATAGGGTATGAAATAGATGCATCTGCATATGAAAATCATGATGTTGATAAATATTTTGAACATTTAGAAAAGAAAGGTATCAATAGATATTCAAACGAAATTATGTATAATGCTCGCACTGGACAACAAATGAACACAGAAATATTCATTGGACCTACATATTACTATAGATTGAAACATATGGTTAATGATAAGATCAATTATAGAGACCGTTCTGGACCAGTTGAAAATATTACAAAACAACCTACACAAGGTAGAGCTAATGATGGTGGATTACGCATAGGTGAGATGGAAACGAATGCAATTGTCGCACATGGTATATCAAGTTTTGCGAAAGAGTCTTTAATGGAAAGATCAGATGGTATAACCAGATTAAACAAAAACGATCATGTCGCCAACTACATTTATGTTGATGAAAATGGAGACGAAATTGTGTATAACAAAGAAATGAACTACTTCGTAGGATATGATGATTCAGATATTAAAGAAAATAACGCCTGTAAAGTGCCTCAAGCTTTCAAATTATTAAAACAAGAAGTGCAAGCTATGTCTGTGAATATGAAACTCATCACAAAAGCAAAAGACGATGACGATGACGAAATCGAATCATAAAAAATGATATAAGTATTTACTGTAATTTTTAGACAATTAGGACTAAACTATACCGTTACGATGAGTGTAAGATACATTACTTACAGTGATGATACTTCTTCAAATCATGTCATTTTAGAAACTGATAAATATGACATAGAATTAAATGATGAAAAATTTCAAATGATGAAAGAATATTTATCAATGAATGACCAAGAAATTCTAAATATATATAATGAAATTTTGAACATTTTGGACGATTTAACTATTATTCTTCTAAAAGCTGATTCATCTAACATACAACTTGATTACAGTTGTTTAGAAACTATATCTTTCAACTCTGATATTATTCACAAAGATACGCTATCAGGTTTGGAAAAATTAAGAATACAACTTGAATTCATGTTTAATAAAATAAAAGCCAATAGTGCACAGTATAATGTAATCAATAAACTAAAATATGACAGATATAACGAAGCTATTAATAAATTGAATGATATTTGTAACATAGTGGTCGAATCTTTTAACACAAATCCGATTCACGTAGTATCAAGTTGTATTCGTATTATTACGAACAATATAATAGAAGACGAAAAAGACAGACTTATGAAGGATCAAATTGCTGAAGGTTTCAAACAAAATGAAAATATAATTGCCATTGAGTCAAGTGTAAAGGAAACAACAACAACTGTTCTTTATGTATCAAAAAATAATGAAATGTTACTTTCAAAAATGAAAAACAAAAAGAGGAAATACTTAATAAACATTAAAAAGAATACATGCACATGTCCAGACTTTGAAATGAGAAAAATGAAGCAGGGTCTATGTTGTAAACATCTAATGGAAATTCGTAACAAATCTTTACAACCCTTACAACTCTTAATTTTAAGTATCCTCTGAATCATTCGTAGAATCACTTAACTCGTAAGTTTTGTTTTTTGAAAGAAAATTAATTCTTTCACACATAAAACCTAGAGGACTTTTAACTACATTGTATACTTTTTCAATGAAATCTATATGAGAACTCATCTTATTACATTTTGGTTTGACATCTTCATTTATATCTTTAACAAGTGCATCTATTTTTTTATCAATAGAATCTAGTTTATTTATAATAAGTTCTATTTTATCATTGTTATGGTTTTCCATTATATATTTAATATAGGGTTTAATTTTTTACTCAGTCGATCATACACATCATTTGCATATACATGATCATTTTCATCATTTCCATAATATAAATTTACACCATCCAATCGCAATGGTTTCTCACATGCTCCATTTATACATTTTCCACGCAATGTATTTTTAGACTTTTTATAATACTCACATTCTTTGTCAGACATACAAAGTTTCATCCATTTATGCTTCATTTCTTTAAGATTTCCAAAAGCATCATATTCTGATTCACATGCTGTCTTAGTCTTATACTTCAATTCTTTTTCACCCGTGCTTTCAACTATGCATTCATATTCATTCTCTGGTTTCAATGTGTTTGTGTTCCTCTCAATGTTTTTATAAAAATTCAAATCTACTTGGACTTTTTTACCGTAATGTAAATTTAGAATAGCTGTTCGGTGTGTGTCTATTAATGTACTTTTAGGATTAATGACCATATTTGGCATTTCGACAATATTTATGATTTCTTTGGTGTAAGAATCTAGTATTTTTTTACTATTAGATAATGGTAAAAAATAGTTAAGTCTATCTTTCATATCATTATCAAATGGTAACATTGGATATTCAGATGACATTTTTGTAAAAATAGCATCTTCTTTGTTTACTTTTATAAACATATATGTGCAGTATGACATGTCACTTTCTTTTTCAAGTTTTCTATTAATACCTTTCAAATTGTAAGCTTTCTTGATGCGTTTAAGATAATTCAAATCCTCATCTTTATAATATCCAAATATAGATTTACTATTCTTACTTATTGATCTATCTATTGTAAATATACATAAGTTGTTTTTTTTGTAGGTGACAGCTACTGTATTTCTATGTATAATTGATTTAGGAATAGTTTCGAATAAAGACAATTCGATATCATTTGCAGTAAGTGGTTCTATCACCTTTAATGTATATAATTCTTTGAGTATGAAAATCACAGATAATATGATGATAAGTAAAACAATGATAATGAACATTTAATATATCATAATAAAAATCTATTATAAATAAAATGCTGTTCAAGTCACGGGTGAGCTACAGTATAATTGTTTTCATTATGAGTATGATATTATTGTTTATAACCAAACCTAAGTTGGCTTTTGAAAAGGATGGTTCATTAAAGTCCTTTGGTATTTCTCAAAAAAAGGATACAGTATATTCTATGGGTGTATTATCAGCCGTATTAGCTTTGATGATATTTTACTTCTTTTGTATGATCGATTTAATATTTGATTAAATAAATAACTCTATATAATAAAATGGCTGATGAATTTCTCAACAAATACAAAAGTTACATTACAGAATTCAATAATTATATAAATACAACAGAAAAGAGTAAAGAAAAACTTGATATTTCATTTCAAGAAACACCAACTAAATTAGTCATGAAAAGAAATAACAAAACCGTATATGATCTGAATAAACCAAAATACAAGTTAATAGAGTCTCTCATACAATCCAATAGATTGAAATTAGTGAATGAGAGAAAGACTTTGCGTGCTATGGTTTTAGATTACATAACTGATACTGAAAGTAAAATAAAATTAGAAACATTAACTTCTAAGATAGATAGAATAAAGGAAATAGAAATAAAGTTAAAGAATTTGTTAATTAGACAAAAAGCTAATAAGCTGCACAATCTGGTATCAAATTATGAAACATTAGAAACACAAGTTGTCAATATCGAAAACAATATGGAACAGAAAATGGAACAAAAGTTGCTGAAGAAGAAATCTAAACTTAAATCTGAAATGAAGAAAAAACTCAAAGATGAAAATACAGAAGAGTTAAATGAGGAAGATTTAAAACTGTTCCTTTTTACAACTCTCAAAGAATGTGCTGCACATCCTAGTAAGAAAAATAAAGCCATATCAAAGAAAGAATTGATCGATATAATGGTTAAGAATCCTAAGTTAAAAGCTAAATTACCTTCATCGTATCAAGCTAAATCAAAAGAGGAGTTGTGTAAAATTTTATTCCCTAATTAAAATATTACTTTTTAGTAAAAATGTTTGAAAAACTTAACTTAACCTACTTTATCATTTCATTCTGTGTTGGTATTTTTTTTGTTTACGCTATGACACCTAAAAAGAATCTCGTTTATAAATTCCCATCACCTGATAATCAAGAGTTGATTTATCAAGATAAATCTGAATCTTGTTATAAATATCATAGCAATGAAATTGAATGTCCAAATGATGAGGCGAAAATAGAACCACAACCCGTAATAGAAGATTTCGTTACTAATAAAAAATCTGAGAATAATATAAACATAGACAATGTTGAATAAACTATTGGAAAATGAATCTATAGCTATTATTGTATCGATTATATTAGGTTTAGGATTAGCTTCTTTATTCAGACAAGTTTGTAAAGGTAATGAATGCATGATAATCAAAGGTCCTAGTGTAAAAGAAGTTTCTAAAAAAGTTTATAAAATAGACGACAAATGTTATAAATATACACCAAAAGCAACACAGTGTTCGTCTGATTGAAATAAAATTTAGTGTGTTATAAGTTTAAATGAAATCTACAAAAATAGAGGATATTTTAGCTGATGAAATTGAAGAGGCTAGTGAAACAAATATAAATGAAATTAAACAAGATGATGTTCAAGATGAACTACGTGATCAACTTGAAAGTTTGAAATCAGAATTATCGATGATAAAAAAAGATACCACTGAAAATATTGTTAAACCGATTATTCAACCAATTGATAACACAGTTAACAATGTAGAGAAAAAAGCTGAAGTGGATAAAGGTATAGATCAAGAAGTTGGAGTGCTTGAAAAGCTTTTAAAATTTGATAAAGTTGATGTCAAACAAACGTTAATAATCTCTTTATTATACGTTATTACTAATTCTGTATACATAAACGAGATGATTGATAATATGATCCCATATTCGCTTTATTCTTACACGTTTGCTATTAAATTACTATTATTCTTAATAACATTTAGACTATTAAATTCAATAGATTTTTAGACATAAAAAATGATTAATTTTTATATAAATTATTAGAATATATCAATATTGATTTATAGATAATTACATTAAGCAAAAATTATGAAGGCAGCAGGCGATAATCGGAGTTCTTCAAAGTGGTTATCTTGTATTGACGAATCTTGGAAAAAATCAGACTATGTGGGAATTGACTATGATGAATCACGATGTATTAAAAATAATCTTAAATCATTTGTAGACGATGCTGTAGAAGCTGCAAAAAAATCAACAATGCTTCAAAGGCATGGTTGTGTGATCATATATAAAAATAAAAACATTGCTACTGGGACTAATACTACTGTATATACATGTGGTTTTAGTATTCATGCAGAAGTTGATGCCATTAAGAAGGCGAAAAAAGTGCTCACTAAATCAGAAATGAAAAATAGTAAACTCATTGTCGTTAGGATTGGTCAAGATTCTATGGATCATCCTTTGAAATATTCAAAACCATGCCCGTCGTGTATGAAATGTATTAAAAATAATGGCATCAAGCAGATATTCTATACCACTAATTTCGAAAGAGATATGTGTGGAATATGTTAACAAGACTTTAAATTTTATTATCATTTTTCGCATATTTTTTTGATTTCAAAAACCAACTATTTACGTTATCATTAAGTTTTCCATCAAGACTCTGCCTAGAAGTAGTTACATTTATATTTGTGTTGTTATTATTAGTATTATGCATGAAGTTTAAACCATTGCATACATCTGGTTTGACTTCTTTCTCCGCAAAATCCTTATTAAAAGCTAGAATACAATTATACGGAATATCTGGAGCTTCTGAAAGTAGCCTGTCATATTCTTGTCTGCATTTAGCTACAAACTTTATCGCATTAACACGATTTTCTTTTTCTAATGATAATTCCATATCAATATTTCTATAAAATTTTGAGTATTGAATACACATTGCAGAATGTGCTTCAGATAACTGTAAACTATTATTGAATTTAGATATTGATGTGATTATTCCTCCAATGACATTCATAAATGCAAAAATGTATTGTATCATCAGAATATTTTGTTTACTCGATTCTGAAGTATTATCTGAACCACTTGGATTTAATACTGCAAAGCCACCAACACCCGTTATTGAACTAAGTATAATTGTTGGGTAACTTAAATAATCGTGTGTCTTTTTAAAATCAATACGTGCCATATTATGTAACCATCTATATCCTGCTGCCTTTTCTGCCCATTTCATCAGTAATTGTTCATTCTTTTCTGTCCAATTATTATTTTCGTCCATAATTGCTGAACTGTATTTTCTTACTTTTGGTCCCTGGTCCGATGAGGAATTACTATTGTTATCATCTTCATCTACTATTTGAACATGTTTTTCGTTTGTCATTCCATAATAATTTAAGATAATAAATTCTTTTGTTAAAATAATACTTACCGTAATAATGAAACGCTACGACATAACAATAGTAGGTGGTGGTCCTAGTGGTATAGCACTTGCGTTGATGTTAGAAAAAACTGGTAAGAAAATTTTACTTGTGGAGAGAGAAAAAACACTAGGTGGTTGTTGGCGGATAGAATGGCAAAATGAAAAATACTACACTGAACATTCGCCACATATAATGATGTCGAATTACAAAAAGTTTTTTCAGCTATGTAAATATTTGAAAGTAAATAATGAATTTAAGAACACATACAAATATAGAAGTTCTTTCCCTTCTATATACCTTGATAAAAATGTCATAGGTAGCTTAGAATTCAGTGATATAGTGAAAATAGTCTCTGGATTGATTATGTCTAGATTCATTGAAAATAAACAAACAGTATATGAATTCTCTGATCACATTAGCGATGCAGGAAAGAAGACCTTATATATTTTATCTGTAGCATCTGCCTCAACACCAGATAAAGTAATGATGCAAGATATGTTTGACATCATGACAGAATATCCACCAAATATCATTCAAATGTCTGAACCAGAACTATGGTTGAATGCTGCGAAAAAGCATTTCGATAATTCAGACAATATTGATCTTAGTTTGAACACTGAAACGAAAAATATAAGCAGTGTAAAGGGTGGATACAATATCAATGGTGTCATACATACTGATGAAGTAATTCTCGCATTACCACCAATTGCTTTAAAAAATATTCTTGAAAAGAGTTCCACTGACATACAAAATAATTGGCTTCCATATCAAGAGTTTAAGGAATGGGCAGATGAATCTTCATATCACTCTGTCGGTTTTCAATTGCATTTTGACAAAATTGTTGAATACAAAGACGAGTGGTGCTGGAGCTGTATTGGTGATTGGAATATCATAATTCTACCAATGTCAAAGTATTTGAAAACGTTCACAAAAGACCCCTCAGTAAAAACAGTATGGTCATGTACAATAATAGACCAAAACAAATTCAGCTCAAGATTAAAGAAAAAAGTTCATCAATGTACTTTAGTTGAAATAGAAGAGGAAATTAAACATCAATTGAATATTCCTATAAACACACGTATAACTTTTTATGATGGTCTAAAAAAAAATAAAGATCAATATGAATCTAAAGATACTGGGTTTGTAAGACAAAAATATGGTGTACTACCATATACAGGAAAACTAAAACACATACATATAGTCAGTACAGTCAATCAAAAAGGAATAATAACTATGGAGAAAGCTATCGAAAGTGCATATGAATTTATAAAGATGAATTATAACGGACAACAATATATACTCGATGATAAAAACAATAATACAATATATATTGTGATCATTTTGATAGTACTATCGATTGTATTTTACAAATATCTTAAGTCTTAAGATATCTATATGAATTGATATTTTGTGATCATGTAAGCAAATGATATTTCTACACATGCATTGATGCTGATTAAAAATATATTATTTATCATAAATTTTAATGGATTAATATTGAGAGACATACTTACAAATAAAATGAATATGTGAGTAATCGCTATGAAGGTTAGTGATAAAATCATAACTCTGTTCAATGTATCATTTTTATTATCCTGCCAAACTGTTTGATTTTCATGATTATTTATAATAATTTTTGTTTTTAAAACATCAATGTCATCTTTTGTTACAAGTGTTTTTATTTCAGCAATATGATTATCAACATATTTAAAAAGATTATTCAAGTTGTTTTGTATCATAAGAGTATCAAATTTAGATGTAAACAAATAAAACACTAGCAATGATTCACATAAGCTCATGATTATTTCATGTAATATTGAAATTATAATCATCTTAATTTATATTAATGTATATTAATAAATGATTTTATACAGTGTATATAATATTATTATTCATGTTACTTTCCTATTTCTGACATTATCAGCATTATTTGGAACTGTGATTGAAAGTAACCTTCAAACACTATTTTATGATAAAACTAAACATGTGAGAGAATTATTGGAACACGAAGTATATGTTAAGGACAAAAAAGCTATTAATGAAAGATGGTGGCAAACAATATATATATTAAATGGAGTATTCATTGCAACATCACTAATTATGACAGGATTACTATCATACGTGAGCAAAAAACATGTGTTTAAAATATTGATTTCTAATACGGTTAGCTCGATAATAGTTATCATCATTCAATTATTCATTATTGAATATATAAAGTTCTCATCTTTGGGACCTGTCGGTTTTGAATTGATAATTTTAGATGAATTAAAAAATAAATTATAATAGTTTAAATGCTGACTTCGATTTTTTTTGTAATTATAGCATTATGGTTCATTATGTATGTTATAAAGGTTAACTATAAAATAAAAGAGACATATCAAAATCTTTGTAATAAGAATAAGTTCATTGAAGATTATCAATTCATGGATGAAAATGAAAATGTTTCTACAAGTGAATTCACAAATGCAAAATTTAAAGCAGTATTATCTGGAAAACAATTCGAAATAATGAAAAATAAAGATGAAGTTGATACCGTAAAAACAAAAACCTTAATTGAAAATTGGATGAATACTTTTAAAGCACTAAAGAAAAAGGGTTCTAAACTGAGTATTGTGAAATTTGAAGAATTTGAAGAGAATATTTATGAACTACATGTATATAGGAATGGTAGAAACCATGGAAAAATTATTCATTTAAAATTGAATGAAAATGATGAAAAATACATCATATCCAATGTAAAAATTATCGGAATCTTGACAGAATATGAAATGCTGTTCGATAATATGAACTCGTACAATGATGAAACACATTTAAAATACAACAAGCTTGAAGATATGTGGATTGCTACACCGAACGAACGGCTTACAAATGAATATGTTGATCTCAATGAAATTTATAATGAAATGTCATCGTTAAATTCTTGAAAATCACCGTCGCCATCACCATAATCAACATCTTGATCATTAGTTGCACCCGTTGTTTGGTCAATGTTTTTAATTTCAGATGATTCTAAGCCTATCTTTTTGTACGCAAAGTATAAGTCAATGTTTTCATCAGACATTTCATCAATTGTTGATCTTTCTTTAGCACGTTCCTCACTTCTTAATAGATTGTATTTTCTTTTAAGTCTACAATATTCAACAATGATGACAATAGAGTAGCGACGAATATTTGCTTTTTACGTTTTTCACTATCAGTGATTTGTTTCAAGATGTCTAGTCTTGTAATAGTATTTGTTCGTAATGAACTTTCAAAGGTAGAGTTAAATATGGATGATTCGCGAAGCTGTTTAGAAAATTTAAACAAATATGAGACTTGATTCTTTAACATGGTAATGTTGGACACATCGCTGAAATAAACGTTGAAATGTTGTTGTAATAATATTGATAAATCTTGTTCACTTGCAATGGAATTTTCATAATGCTCGCGAAGTTGAGAATTATTATTGATTTCCATATACACGGAGAAAAGTTTTTCTATATGTTCAGATAGTGCATATTTATTTTTTTCATCATATATAGCTTGCACTGTATCATCGTCGATCCAATCATTTTCTTCTATGAAATCATCAACTGTAATTTGTTTTTTACTGAAATCTTTGACACTCGCTTTTGATTTTGTATGCACTATAATTTCAGGTTTAGAAACACTAATAGATTCTATTGATTTTTTGAATTTAATAGCTTTAGTAACATTAAATATACTATCTTTAGACAATGTGGTTCTATCTATTTTGGTCTTACTTAGATCAATGTCGGATAAACTTTGATTGAATGGTTTGAACATCTTAACGTATGATTTGGTTATTTCAAATTGCTTAGGTTTCGAATTTTTCAATTCATAAACATCTTTTAATTTATTCTTTAGATATGGGAATAATTTGAATATATCTCTTACCCTTTTTATGATTTCGAACATGACCTTTTGATATGGGATGTTTGAGATATTATTTTTATACATGAACACACAAGTGAGATATCCAATTAGAGATTTATCTTTATTATCTTTGAAAATTTCTGCATTATCAGTTTGTTCTAAATCGTTTATTGGATAACCACCAATGCTGTATTTATGCATACAGTCATCAATTAAGTTCTTTTTCATAAAACTTTTATCAATGATCTGTGTGAAAATTAAGACCCATGTGAATAGTATTATCATTTTACTTTTATCAGGCAATGGTTTTTTTGGATCATCTTGTTGACTTTCGAGCACATTTACATGTTTTCTATAATAAGACAACAAAGCCTCCAATTGTGAATCATTCACTTTCATTCCAAGAGATAATATTAGTTTGGACTCATCATCATTATTTTTAGTGCTTATTTGTGGTTGTTCAAATTCTGTAGGAGTATCATACATAGACAAGTCCACATTTAGAATGATGTCTTCATATGTTGTATCTTTAACTTCTTTAGATGAATTTCCAAGTGATTGTATTGATTCATATGGAACATAATGTTTACTATTCATAAAAGATAAACTTTCTTTAAAGTTCCTCATAATTTCCTCTTTTATTTCATCAAGCTCACTAATAGTATAATTATAGTCGTCAAAATTTGTTTTACCATTTGGTGAATATTTTCTTTTCACATCTTTTATTTTATCTATATTATCAATGTCTTTCAATTTAAAGTTCTCTGAATCATCATTAATATTTTCCATTGGTTGAAGAGACACGATATGTTTAATGAATTTCAAAACATGTAAATGATATATGACATCCAATCCTTTGTCTTTAAAGGATTCGAGTGAATTAAATCGCCGCATATTAGAATCCATTTTAGTAGGAATTTTATCATCAAACTTCTCGTTCGTTATTAGCTTGGTTTTAGATAACTCTTTTTTGTTTAATATGTCATATGATGATTCGAAAGAGCTTTTATAATCCTTGGATTCTACTTGTGTCGATTGTTTTCTTTCTGGTTTATATTTGTATGTGTTTTTGAAAGCGGTAAATGAATATTCATGAAGCTTTTCAATAGTTATATTATGGAAATATTTGAGCTTCTTATTTATTGTAGTGTAATCTTTTGACTTATTTATTGTGAAAAAATCATACACGTCTGGTATAAAAATATGAGCTATTTCCAAAAAGTTGTATTTATTTGTGAGAAAAATTATATTTTCATCATAAAAATCTTTTTTTGAATAGACATATGAGTAACCATCGTCTTTAAGGTATAGTAACTTGTTTGTAGGAGGGTTTGTTAAATCATATAACTCTTCTGTATTGTCAGCATTTTTGAATGTCAACACGTTATTTTTTTTACCAATTATTTGCACATTCTTCACAATATTGTTGCTATTTAAACTTGCGTCAACTGGAAATATAGCAATATTCTCTAATCTTGAAAAATACTCATCAATATCGAATAAATGATAGTAATGTTTAGAATTATTATTGATGAATATACCTGTTAAATGTATATTTTCGTTTGTAAGCATTCTTTTGTACTCTAATATTCTCTTCGACTCAAAAATTTTCTCATCATTCATATTAATATCATCATCATCATAATTGTGCCATAAATTGTCAACGTATGCTTTTAAATCTTCTTCATCCCAAATCAGACTTTTTGAGAACTTTTTCTCTTCGGGATTCAGATAATTATCCACTTTAGTATCATCATTTATACTATGTTCCCACAACACATGTATATCTTCAGGTAGTCTGTAATTGGACTTTTTCGTGTCATATACAGGAGAATATTTGAATTCTTTGAGTTTTGAACGTAAAAAAGTATCAATAATTGACTTGTCTTTTAAAGAGTTAGTTTCTATATCTGTAATTTCTTTGAAAATTTTTTTAAAGTTAAAGTTCTCGGTGAGGTTGAATATTTCATTGTGTGCTTGTTCTTCTGTAAAATTAAGTATACTAGCATCGCTATTTAAAAAAGGAATATCGTTAAATTCCTTAATAATCATATCATTGCGATCAACAATATATGTTTCTTGTACAATTTCTTCTTTGTTCATGTTTTCGGCTTCTAACATGATATTATTATCATCATTAGATGAATCTTTTTCATCATCATCATTATTATCAAATATGTCCACAACATCTAACTTGTTAGTATTCATATTATTTTTAATAAATATTATTTATGAGAAATCTTTTGAAAAGACCATCCACTCACTTAGAACATTCTTTAGTGTGGATTTTATTGTTTTGAATGATTCAATCAATTCATTTTTGAAAGCTACATCTTCTAATTGTGAAACAATTTTCATAAATACACGTTTTTCAAGTGGGTGTGGGACAAAGTATCCTATAAACGAAATCTCTTTACTCTTTTTTTCTCTAACATGGAGGTTATACAAAAGTGATTGTAACAAATTACCAATAGTATGTGTTTCATCATTGAGAATAATTTTATAGAAATCTTTCTCATTTGAAATTGTGATTTTAGTTTCGTCAAAATCAATTAAAGCATCAATTTTATCAATGAGATATTCAAGTGATTGTTGGAAAATTTCTTTGGTAGACATAATGCATTCTGGTTCAATTTTAAATATGAATTGGTCTGGTTCATTATACTCGTTTTTATGGAATGCACGTTGATAGTCTAAAGTGTTGTAACGTAATTCAGCTTGTTCAGGTTTAAGTTTAGGATTCTGTTCTACAAATTTTGCCATATTCTTTTTATTAGTGTTTTCATCAATATCGTTATAGAATGTGCATAGACTTGTAGTAGCCCAACAAGCCGAATCTTCTGCAGTTCCAGTGAATGCTTTCAACTTACAGTGAAGTTGTGTTGTTTGTGTTGTAGGTGGAAGCTTTGTGATGAGTATATATTCTTTAGTCAGCTTGTTTTCAGGAAACATTTGTTCTCTTAATTTTGAATCTTCTTTTCCTTTGTATGAAACGATTATATCTTTTGATGTAACATCTTTAAAGGATTTTGTATTGTTTTCAACTTTAATTTCAAATTCATAATCATCTGAATTCCAATTAATTATTTGTTCACTAGTCAGGTTAATTGGAACCATGCTTATTCTCTGTGCGAGAAATTCGTTATGAAGAGGACTGTCATTTTCAATTATATGAATACCCGAATCTTCTGGATTTTTTTCTCTTACATTGAAATAGAATGCTACATTTTTAATGTTAGTAAGTATAGTTCGTCTAATGGAGTTCACTATAGAAAGATCGAGATTTGAAATTTTGAATTGATGAACATTGTTATCTTTCGAGTAGTTGGAAAACATTTTATATGATATAATAAAATATATATAGTTAAATCATTTTTTTATTTAAAAATAATATGAAAAGTAAAAAATAAATGAAAAATGTCTTGTATACTCTTTATTTCAAACAAATGTGAACATTGTAGAGAACTATTAACTATGATAAATAATATGGAGAATATGAAAGTTGAAATACAAGTAGTTGATATAAGAAATATGAATGGAAAACTACCTGACTTTATTGATAGAGTCCCCTTATTATTCAATCAAAATGAAAGTAAAGTTATTCACGATGAGGAATTATTTGAATTTGTAAAATCAAATGAGAAAACTGTAGAACCATTCATGATCAATGAGATGAATGGCTTATCGGATAGATATTCGTTCATGGAAGAGAAAGAATTAGATCACGGATACGTGTTTTTAGATAGAGGAGAACCATTAATAACAAATAATGAGAATGTTTCTGAAGAAACAAGTAAAATTCTTAATTATGATTCATATATGGAACAAAGAGATGCTGATATCAAAGTTATATTCAAAGACCAAAATCCAGCAACTCCACAAAATGTGTAAAAAGATTTAAAAGAAAGAAAGTCATTATAAGATATATAGGATGTCTCAGAACAAGTGGATCGATTGTTTTAATACAAAATTCGAGGAATTCGTAAAAGATTTGATTCTTTTATATCCCGATGATAAGGATTTTAAAATGCTAAAGAATAGCTTTAATCTGGTTAAGTTAGCAGATACTAAAAAACCCTATGAACTATTTCAAAGATATAGTTATGATTTTGAAGAATACGTGATGAAGCGAGATGAAAGTTTTTTCCTGAACCATGACTACAATGATGTAGTTAAAGATGAAACTAATTTCACTGACGAATTGGTTAAAAAACTCAAAATATACTGGAAAACACTTAACGAAGATAATAAGAAAGTTATCTGGGATTATCTTACGTTGTTTTTCACTCTGAAAAAGAAAATAAATAGTATTTAAAGATATCTATACATATTTTTTACAAAGTAAATAAGAAATGGTGTCTCTCGAGAATCAAATTATTTATGTTTTTAATAAGTTCACAAAGTCTTTCATTAAAGAAATTAAAAAGCAAAATGATGATGTAAAAAGTATTCTGAAGAAGAATTATTTGTGTTTTGATAAAAATACAGATGAATATATTAATGATTTCATTAAAGTAGTTTCGGATGATAAAATCAAAGATCTCTTTGATACGGGTAGCATCAAAGACAATGAAGATATTGATAGTATAGAAGTATTGAAAGAACTTAAAGCTGGTGAAATTAATGCTGATATTAAGATGTATTACTTATACATTTTCTATTTGCTATCGAAACTCTATACCGATGCTACAAACTGTGGTGATGATTCTAAAATGAAGAGTAGCTACAAAGCCATCCTTGTTTCTATTTTAAAAATTTTAAATGGTGGTTATGATACTCAAGATATCATAGATGAAGTATTTGACGATGACTACAGAATGCTAATGAGTTATGTAGCAGATAATCGCATCGAAGAAGAAAGTGAACCCATTGATGCTCCATTCAACATGGGAATGATTAATGATACAAAAATTGGTAAATTGGCTCAAGAAATTTCGTCTCAAATTGACATGTCGAAGCTTAATACAGATGGTATTGGTAACATGAATGATTTGTTCTCAGGTGAGAATAATGCTATGAGTAGTATCATTCAACAAGTGAGTAGCGTAATGTCTGATAAAATGCAAAGTGGTGAACTCAATCAAGAAGAACTCATGTCTGAAGCATTTTCTATGATGGGAAATATGAAAAATAATGATATGATGGATAATATGATGAATATGATGAAAAATACTGATTTAAATAAATAAATCTGTATAAAAAATCTTCTAATTTTTTAATAATGAATACTATTTGGTTCAAAGATATATTACAGTTTATGAATTTTTCAAATATGAAAAACTTCATTCCAACATCTTCTATGAATGTAATTGAAAAGCTGAATGCATACGTATTGTTATCTATTTATATTGCTCTCATTCATTATACTATATTTAATGATTCGAGAGTATTTGGATTAGTTGTAGTAACTATGTTATTAACATATCTATATTATAAATCCACACAAGAACATTATGTTCAATACCAATCTGTGAAGAATAAAGGACAGGTTAACAAAAATGCAGATTGTAGTTTACCATCGGATAACAATCCTTTTATGAATGTGTTAATGAACGAATACACCGATGATCCAGAACGTAAAGAAGCTTGTGATGTAGACGAAAACAAGATTAAAAAGGTGATTAATGATAAATACTATAAAGATGTATATAGAGATGTTGATGATGTGTTTGATAGAAAATCTTCGTTTAGAAACTTCTATACGATGCCGAATACATCGATTCCTAATGATCAAAAGAGTTATGCTGAATGGTTATATGGAATAAAAGGTAAAACACAAAAGGAGGGTAATGGGGATAGGAACATGTATTTTGCAAGTTATTATTAATTTCTAATTAAATAATAAATAATGAAAAACATATTTGAAAACAAGACAAGATTAAATGATGATGAATGCGATGTTGAATCCCGTGAACATCAAAATGTAGACATTTGTCAATATAGAATGTTCAACATATATCAAACAAATAAAGATAATGAAAAGGAATGTAAAACAAACTATGATAAAATTATGGATTTCTCTGTTAATAACCGTATGAATATTCGTGATGGAATGGGATTTACAAATGCATGCAGGGTCAACGATGATTCTCAAGTAAGAAACGAATTCGAAATGTATGACAAGGGAAGGCAACAACTTTTTTCTAGAGTCTTTCAAGGTGGTCCAAATGTTGACAAAGGTGGATTAGAACCCGAAATTGATGCCAAAATTACTCAAGGGCTTTTTACTACTCGTAAAGAAACATGTGATATATTATCTGAAAAGTCATTCGAAAGATTCGAACCAATGAAAGAGTGTATGCTTAAAAACATACAAAACCCTAAAAATATTGTTCCTACATGGGTTCATGGCGGCGAGGGTACAAGAGATGTATTATCCCAAAAAGATTTTTTAGAAAACAACGGGTACATGTTTGATGGTAACGTATGGCAAAAAAAATGCATGTAAATCAGATGCCTTGAAGTGCACAGCTTAATTTTTTTATATTTTCTTAAAATAAATGAGTTCAAATAGATTAACTTATGATGATTGTTCTTATAAACAGACATTAAAACAAAGTGTAAGTCCTCTGTCATACACTTTGGATCCTATAAGATTTGAACATACTAATAAATGTAGAATGGAACTTGGAATCGTAGGTGGAACTGCTGTCTCACATAACAAATCAAATCTTGTCGATGTTGAGAATGAACTAAGAGGACAAACATTCCCCGCTACAAACTGTAGTTCTTTTAAATACAACCCTAATAGTTCTAAGAGACCAGAAATGTACAAATGTACTCAACATAAGCCTATAAGCCAAGAAAAGGTTCACTTGAAATCATGCCAAATGTTTCCTTACCCAAGTGTTCCTCGTGCCCCTAAATTAGACACATTCAAATGTGATAAATAATTTTTATAACATTTTCAAAAAGATATATTTATAATATAATAAAGTAATGAGTTTTTCAAGATTAAATTATGATTCCTGTGCTTATGATAAATCTTTGAATGAATCTACATCCGTAGGTAATTATATGCTTATGCAACCTAAAAACAATTGCAATGAATGCTTTTTCGATTCCCCTTACATTAGACTTGATAAATCCCAAGTATCTACATGTGATAAGACTCCTCTCATCGACATTGACTCTGAATTATTAGGATTAAAAAGAACGGCGAAAAAATGTACTGTAAGTGAAATGCCCAAGTGTGAATTAAAACATCTTAAAAATTGCTCTGACAATAAATTCTTATCCCCAGAAGATACAAGATTGAGCAATCCATCATGCACTTTAAGAGGAACTGGTTGGAACAGATGGGAATGGTTATGTGAAAATCCTCAAAAATATGCCGAAGTGCCTTTTACTCTTAATACAAATGATAAGATGTTGGCTAAAGACAATCATAGACCTGTCCTACCCGAAGTTAATGACACTACAAATTTAGTTTCAAAAGATGTGAGTTGTTACACTGATTCTAAAGTTGTGAAAGGTGAAGAAATACCATTTGTTCATTGGAGATCGTGTGAAGAAATTAGAAAGTTATAAAAAATATTGGTATAATATAAAAGATGATTGGAGGAAAAATGACTGAAAAATCTAAAAGCTTTACTATTCAAGGTTCGGGGACAAAGTTTGTAGGAGGAAGATACATGTCCAAAAATGGCGATGTTGCAACCGCTGCTAAAAAAGCCGGTGCTAGACTTTACAGAGATTTAACTGAAAGTCAAATTAAACTTAGAGAGAAAAAAGGTTTGAAAAAAATCAAATTCATTCTCAGAGAAACTACTAAAGGTTCTAATAATGAAACATACACATTTGCAGTTACAAGGGTAACTTTAAAAAAACCCGTGGTGAGAACAATTGCTGGTAATACCATCGAATCTAAATATACATACGAAGTAAAAAAATGTGGTTCTGATGAAAAATTAGAATAAATTTATTACAATCAGCACAACGTTTTTAGATTAGGATTCATGTAATCATATATATTCTTAATAGTAATATTACAATTATTTTTGTTAATGAATGAACATAATTCAGATACGTTTATCCATTTAATTTTACCGATTTCAAGTGTATCCAATGGTTTCGAATATCGAATCTTGCTTTGAAGCATAACAATATAGAACAATTTGTTCTTAATAATAATAGATCCTAGTTTTTTATACTTGTTACAGTTCAAAATGATACCTGTTTCTTCATATAGTTCTCTCTTTGCACAACTGAAATACTCTCTGGAATTATATTCTGATTCATCCATTTTGCCTTTCGGGAATCCCCATTTACATGATTCATTTTGATAAATGATCAACATTTTAGAAAGATTTTGATCTAACATGATTATACCACATTCATTGACATTTTTAATTCTGGTTTTACTTTTGATTTGATCAATATTGTCAAGAAGAATATCGACATATTTATTACCTTTATTATTGTTATTAAACATCATTTTTAATACAGTTACTAACCTATGACTTCATGTATGAATTACACATCATTTTTTTCTGATTAAAATATTTATTTTTTATATTTATAATTAGAAATGAAAATATTGATAGTATGTATATTTATTTGGATATTTTTGAACTTAATAAGACATACGAAAAATGAGAACGAACCATTCACTAATATTTTCTTTAATGATGAACCGTCGTTGTTCAATTTAACGACAAAAGACTCAAATAATGTAGTCCGTAAAGAAATGGAAAAACGTTATAGATCTCCAAAAATTATATTAAGAAATATCAAAGGTAAAAGGAAGATGATGAATACAAATCCTAATTATGTATATAGCTCCCTTACAGGTAGTAAAATCCCTGCAGAAAACTTTACTCATAATAACATGAAACCTTACTTTGGTGGTAAACTCAAGCAAAACATGAGCACTGACATTTATGAAAGTAAATTAGAGAATTTCACAGGTGTAAGTAAGAATAACTTCAAGAAAAATGAAGAAAAATGCTTCGGAGATCTTCATAAAAATGTCAATGATTATCAACCAGCATATATGACACAATATGATAGAATGGAGAAACCTAAAGTTCAAAATAATGTTTTACCTATGAAACAAGTACGCGTTGGACCAGGATTCAATAGCGAAAATAAATACGATAATTCACCAAGTGGGGGATATCAACAAACAGATTTAGCTTACAATGCAAATATGTATAAGAACGTTGATGATTTACGTGTGAAAAGTAATCCTAAAGTATCATATGATGGTGTTATAGTTGAAGGGCATAAAGAATATACTCGTGGAAAATTTGAGCCTCTTAACAAGAATAGAGTAGAGAGAGTCTATGAACAAAGTCAAGATAATTTACTAAAAACCACTGGAGCTTACAGAAAACCCGCTATGAAACCTTGTCAAGAAGTAAAAAAGACAAATAGACAAGAAACTGTTCAAGAGTATAAAGGTATTCCTCATGATCCCAGTAAATCAAAGTATGATGCATCACAGGAGTCGGGACCCGTGAAAAGAAGTATTCTAAAAGAATTTGGTTTAAGAAATTTAAATGTATTCGAAGGCAAGAAGTCAGATGATGATTTTGGAAAGAAAAACATTCAAGTGTATCAAAATGAAAGAGATATTACAAGTACTAAAACCAGAGAAGGTAATGTGTCAACTCTTATTAAATCACTTATTGCTCCAATACAAGATATAATAAAACCCACACAAAAAGAGTATTTGGTTGAAAACAAACGTGATTTTGGCGGTAATGTGAATGGACCCAACAAATTAACTATTTACGATCCAAATGGTGTTGCTAGAACAACAATCAAAGAAACAACAATTCATGATAGTACAACAGGTAATGTGAAAGTTAATTCCACAAGTATTGTATACGATCCAAGTGATGTAGCCAAAACTACTGTAAGAGAAGCTCTTGAAAACTATACTAATGATATTAATCTTAAAGGGTCTTTGAAACCACGTGTGCATGATCCCAATGATAAGACTTCGACAACTATTCGTGAAACAACCGAAAATTCTGAACGCGATGGAAATGTTTCAGTTGTTCAACAAGGTGATGGTTATAGAAATGCGGATTTTGAAGCTAAAAATACAAACAAAGAGATAACATCTGATTCAGATTACTATGGTATGCCCGAAAATGAACATGGTGATGGCTATATGTCAGCTAATTTTGAAGCTAAAAATACTTACAAAGAATTATTAGCTGATCATGAATACACTGGAAACGGGAAGAGTGATGTATTGGCTACGGAATCATACGAGTCCATATACAATGCTGTCATCAATGATGTACGTGAAGGACTTCTTGAAGGTCGAGAACCAACTAATTCATCTGTAAAGATTAACATAGGTAAAGATAATATGAACTTAACCAAAGAGAAAAATGAATGCATGGTAAAATCTACAAGAAATCTCAATAATTATGATAAACTTTTAGTTCAACCACCAAATAAAGAATTTGTGAATATGAAAAAATTCAATAATGAACATGAATCAAATAGATTAGATAGTACACTTGTATCAGCTCTAAAATCTAACCCATATTCTCAATCGTTGCATTCTGCGGTTTGAAATGAGATTTTTTTATGAACTTATTTTTATAATATGAAAATACACTATACAAGAGAATTAATAGATAAATGCATACCTATATTCAAGCAAGGTCTTAAGTATATCTTTTCACATTCAAAGAAAAACACAGCTTTAAAGAAGCATCTACTAAAGACGTTTCAAGAAAATCTAGAGAAGATTCCTAAATGGAATAGTATGATAGTGATGAAAGAATTTGATAGATTCAAAATTAATAGTAATTGTTCATGGCTAGATAAATTAATAAAGGCTTCTTTTTTGGCTGAATTCAAAATAGCCTCAAATAATAGTGACATGAAAGTAGACGTTCCTAAATCCCAAGATTTCATTCATCTTTGTTACGTAGAATTAGCTAGAGAACTTTGGAAAAAGCCTCAAATTATGTTTGATGGATTCACAAATGAAATGAGAAAAGTCTACGAAACAGAACTTGATACAATTATCGAGTTAACACTTATCAAAGTTATAAAAAATCTTTTACCATTGGAAAAGATAGTGAATAATTATTTAAAATCTATCGATGAGGAAGAATATAACTCGGATGATGATGAGAAAAAGAGTATAAGTTGTGAAGATTCACAAATGAACAGTGATGTTGATAGTAGTGATTATGATGATTCGGAAGATGAATCAGATAAACCTGGAGAAATGACACACATTTTCAATGAAGATGTGAATAAAGTTGATGACCTTATGATTAATAAACTAGGAGGTAATGATGAAAATAATTTATCGCGACAAGTCAATGATACGATAAATATTGAAAATGAAGAAATTACTACTACAACAGAAGTAAACGATAATGAAAACACCATAGATATTAATGTTGTGAGCGACGATGAAAAGGTTCTGAGTGATGAGGATTGTTTATTATTGGACGACGGAGCTGATAAACGCGTGGTTGAGTCGACAGCTGTTGAAGTTATTCAAAATGATACTGATATTGATGTTAATACAGAAGTATCTATTGAAGATCCATTAGTTCCTGGAAACATAGAAACACCACTTCCAGTTATTCAGGACATAAATGAACCAATTGAAAATTCGAAAATTGTACACATTAACTACACCTGTTCAAGTTGAACCTACAACTACACCTGTTCAAGTTGAATCGACAGTTACACCTGTTCAAGTTGAAACAATCACTTACAACCCTGATAATGAAGAAAAAATTATATACACACCGATTAATAAAGAAACCCCAAATACTAGTATTGGTGAAAAAGATATTTATAACAGAGAATCCACTATAACTATTGAAGATATGGATAAAAAAATCGTAAAACTAGGATATGGTGAAATGGAGGCTAACAATAAAAAAAAAATTAAGAACATTCTTGGAATAGATATGAATTATTATGATTTCATTAAGAAGAAAAATAGGTTAAGAAAGTCATTACTGTCAAAGGCTACTGCGTAAATAAATAAATAAAACTACATTATAAAAAATAAATATGCAAAAGAAAACAAAAAATAACAATACATCAAAATATGCTATATTATTTACTATATTTGCACTTATAATCTATTTGATATATGTTGTATTTGCAAATGATAGTGATGTCAATGTTGATGAAATGATGAAACATATCAACGTAGGAGATGTCCCTTTCTAGGTTTCTCAAATTCAATAATGTAATCAGATTTAAACAGATTTTTTTGGAGAAAAAATATACAAATACATACACTGTTTGTGATGATTCGTTAAGTATTATTTTTTCATCATAAATTTAAAAAATAGAACATAATATTGGGATATAATTTCTTTTATGAAATTCAAAGAACTTTATTTTGAATTACAACAATCAATATAATACTGCGTATCTCTTTCATATATAATAATATATCTCAATAGTAATTATAACATGAAACTTGAATTGAAAAAATTCGATATTTCACAAATTACTGATGATAAAGTTGTAGTAATGATAGGAAAACGTAATACAGGTAAAAGTTTCTTAATTCGTGATTTGTTATATCATCATACGAATCTACCAATAGGAACAGTCATATCTGGAACTGAATCTGCAAATCATTTTTATGAAAATATGATTCCAAAAATATTCATTCATGACGAATATAAGAATGATATCGTTGATAATGCTGTTAAAAGACAGAAGATGATTTTGAAGAAAATGAACAAGGAAAATGAAATGTATGGTGGTGCAAACAGATCACAGTTAGACCCACGTGCTTTTCTTATTTTAGATGATTGTTTATACGATTCATCATGGACTAAAGATATTAATGTTAGAGCATTATTTATGAATGGAAGGCATTTAAAAATGTTCTTCATCATTAGTATGCAATATCCTCTTGGTATTCCTCCAAATTTAAGAACTAATATTGATTACATATTCATTCTCCGAGAGAATATTGTTGCAAATAGAAAAAGAATTTATGATAACTATGCTGGTATGTTCCCAACATTTGAGGTATTTTGTCAAGTCATGGATCAATGCACAGAAAATTATGAATGTCTGGTGATTGACAACACGACGAAAAGTAATAAACTCGAGGACACGGTATTTTGGTACAAAGCTGATACACATAATGACTTCAAAATCTGCTTACAACATTACTGGGATGTGAGCAAAAATATCTCATCTAATGATGATGATATAGAGGATACTTATGATCCTAGTAAATTGAAAGCTAAATCGAAAGGACCCAGAATCAGAGTAGAAAAAACAAAAAAATACTAGACTATCGGTGTTCCTGTTTATTACAAGATTAATGACATAATCCTATTCTAGTTGGAATAAGTTTCCAATTATGTTTAACAACTTTCATAATGATAGATTTATGTATCAATTGGTGATTGAAACTGTATTTATCTATCAAGGTATCCTCAGATATTATACTAGTATTTTGAAACTTGTTCATGTCATTGTTCAATTCCTAGAAGAATGCTCTGTATCTGGGATTCATTTTTATAACTGAATCTAGAATAGTATGATAACATACTCCTTTTCATAGATCACTTTTTGTAAAAATATAACAAAAACTGTTAAAAAACAATTATTAAGAGAATTTATTCATTAGTAGTTAATGATTTCATTTGATTCCTTAAGCATCGCATCAAATGTAGGTGCAGGTATGTATTCATATTTTACTTTTTGTTGTTTCATTAATTTATGAATCTTTTCTTCATAAATCCCTGATACTATCAAAAACATGGATAGAAATAAAAATGATACTATCAATACATTCATATTATTACTATTTAAAAATATTATTTTAATAAAGTTGATTGCACGATAATTTAATTAAGTCCCCAAACTTATATAAAGAATAAAGCGAAGGGAAAATCAAAGAACTGAATCCTTCCATTGTTCCACATTGGAATGCAGATATCACAACTCTGACCCACAAAACGAGAACAATTAAGAAGTATATAATAGTGATCATGAGCATTGTATTTTCATATAATTTAGTAGATTTTTCTTCAGCAAATGTTTCTTTTTTCATTGATTTTTTTAAAGCTAACAGTTCAAATATCATTTTATATAATACCACATTTTAATTTTCATTGTTCAGCTGGGTGAGTATTTTCTTGAAGACTATCTTTAACTTGTTCAATATTTGTATTTTCCAACGATTCAACAAGTTCATCTGCTTTGTCATTTTCATTATCAGATTCAATTTCACGTTGAGCTTCTTTTTGTTTTTCATTTTCTTCAATTCTTTCTTTTAATTCCGCTTTACGTTCAGCATAATGTTCGTTTTTAGATTGAATATTTTTCTCGTATTCATGCATCATTGTATTAAGTGAATCAATGGCATATTCTTGATCTTTGATTTCGCTTGGATTGGGATTCCATGGACACCAACAACCAACTTCTCCAATGAAAATAGGGAATTTATCCCTATCGAGTTTTCTTAGCTGTTCACAACGCACTTTAGCTTCTTCAATAGATTCATAGACACCTCGTACTTTAATACCTCGAATGTTTGTTTGAAAGTCATATTTTTTGTTCAATTCAGCATCGAGAACTTTCTTGTTGTTTTGAGTGAATACGTTAAACTCTTCATGAATTCGTTCGGGTTTAAAAAGATATTCGAATTCTTCTCTAATACTTCTGAATGTATCACTATCTGTTTTATACTGTTCTTCAAGACCATTGACAAGTTCATTCAACTTTTTGGATACATGTTGAACATAATTCTCAAAATAATATGTCTCTTTATTTTTAATAATTTCTTCGGGGCTCAAAAATGACATGCATGCATATGTTTGACCACGAATTACTGGATCTTGCTCTAAAAGATCTTTTTCTTGTACAGGAATCATATTGTATTTGATTAAATAAAAATGATAATTCTTAAATAATTTTTTTGTTCGTATAGAATAAAATGAACTCTCCTCGTTTTGACTTTATTGAAGTACTCATTAGAATGTTCAAATATCTTCTTGAAGGTCTTGTTGTTTCCACAGCTGCCTTCATGTTCCCTGGTAAAAAGAAAAACATGGATGAAATCGTTCTTATTGGTTTCATCGCCGCCGCCACTTTCAGTCTCCTCGATCTTTTTGCTCCCTCCATCGGTATTAGTGCTACTAAATACTTCTAATAAATTCCCAACCTAAATCATCACAAATTTTTTTCCATATTTGTTCTTGTTGATGTAATTTTTCTCTACTTTTCAGTAATGGAAAATATGATAAGTATTCTGATTGTCCTAACAATTGAATAAATTTATGAATGACGTATGAATAGGATAAAAAGTTTTTTCTATTTAAAGGACTATACTTCAAAAATGGTACTTGAATTTCTTTGAACATTTGCTTCAATTTATCTTCCAGTTCTGGTGATAAATGAGGATTGGGATTTCCAGTTATCCTATTTAAAATATATGGAACGTGCTCATAGTATTTGTTTATCTTTAACTTCTTAAGAATATCTTTGATTTTTTCACGTGTTATATCTTTAGAATCGTATATTCTTTGTTTCTTGAGTTCTTTCATAATGTTATCAAATACCTCATCAGGGATTTCTGTAGTCTCTTTACCTTGAATTTGATTTAACCACTCTGTATAATGATTTATTCTTTTATATGAAAAATAGCTTATTTCTTTTGGAGGATCTTTATAAGAAGGTTTTTCATTATCTGTAATTACTTTTTCAATCGTATTACAATTTTGACAACAATAAATACTTTCATTAACATTAAAAATTAAACTATCTTCTCCGCAATGTGAACATACTGTTGCATCAATGTTATTTATCGTATTATCAATATAATTTATATCAGTATATGATAGATATTTATCTAACAATCCCGCTCTATTATTTTCATTTATACTGATATCCGTAGTATTATTCTTATTGTAAAAAAAATCTATAACACATTTCTTTTTATTATTTGAGTTTTGTGTTACAGTTTTTTTGCTTGTAGTTGTACCAATATTGTTTGAATTTTCTAATAATGAATAATACTCGAATAATACATCGCCAGTATTGATAAAATAATCTATTTCATATGTATTTTTTGATATTGAATCAACTAGCTTCTCAAGTTCACATATTCTATCCTTTAATTGAATTATCTCAACTAATTCACTATCTTCTATTTCTTTTTTATCTTTTTGTATTAATATGTCATGTTTAGTCTTCAATTCTTCTAAATCTGTCATATAGGATTCTAATTGTGATTTACTTTCAGAGAACTCTTTCATTTGAGTTTGGTGTCTTAAATCTAATGTTTTTGAACTCACTTTATAATTACATTGACGTTTATTTTTTTCCTTCGTCATGGTTTAATCTTTTATAGTTTGTGCGTAATTTTAATTTTAAATAGAATTTTTTTCTTCATATATAATAAATCAAAAATGGGTGGAGGACTTATGCAACTCGTCGCTTA